CGGCCCTGCATTATGCGCTCAATGCTGGCAGAACGCCGAACTCGCCGCCGACAACGAGCGGCTGCGCGGGCTGCTGGCTGATGCTCTCGCTACTATCGAGCATTTTAAGATGTGGCGTCCTGAGAAAATCGAAGCCGCAAAGGAGGCGACGAAATGACCACCTTTCAGCGGCTTGAAAACCTGCTTTCAGTATGGCGGGAGCGTGCCGACAATCTGGATTCCGATCTCATCGAGATCGGTGCGGCTATCAATCTGTGCTTGGATGACTTCGAGAAAGTGATCTCCGAGATCAGGAATCAGCGCCGCCGCGCCGGACAGGTTGGCGGCTCTCGAAAATCAAAGGCCAAAACCATCTCCAGCAGGCGCAACGCCTCCCGCCCACGGAAAAAGGCCGCTGAATAAGCGGCCTCTTTTTTTGCCCGCCTGACACTAAAGCCCGCCTAATCTCTACAATTCAATCCATGAATTACTGTTATTGCGGTGATCCTGGCTGCGCCCGCTGGCGGTCACTCGCGGGGCACAACACGGAGGAAGTCATGGAACTGCTCAAATCGATCACTGCATCGGTTCTGCGTAAACTGCTTTTCGGCGTCGGCGTCCTGCTGGTCGAGCGTGGCTGGATCTCAAGCTCTGATTGGGAACTCCTGCTCACCGGCGCGATCCTTGCCGCCTCAACTCTCCTGTGGGGCATCTTCCAGAAGTACGGCTCCTGGATCAAGATGCAGATCGCTCTCAAACTGCCCGCGGGCTCAACCGTGGAAGACGTGGCCGAAGTCGCAGGCCAGAAAGGCCGCTCCGCTCGCCTGTGGACCATCATCGGTCTGCTGATCCTGATCCCGTCCGCGATGGCTACATCGGCCTGCTCGGATGATCAGCAGGTCAAAACCGAAGACGCAATCCGCAAAATCTACATCGGACTCCAGGGCGCCAGCTCCGGGATCGATGAAGTCTACAAGGCCGGCAAGATCGACAAGGACGCGGCGCTCGGTGGATATCAGGCGCTCAATCAGGTTGGGCTCAGTGTCAAGCTGTTCAAGGAAAGGGTCCGGTCGCTGGATACGATCACGGTTGAGAATAAGGTGCAACTGCTACCGCTGCTCGATGCGCTGGTCTCGGACATCGACAAAGCCCGCGCAGCCGGCCTCTTAAACATCCCGCGTGAACAGATCGCAAGTATTGAGATTTATTACGAAATGGCGAAGTCCGGCGCTCTGACCCTTCAGGGTGTCGTGAAGGCAATCAAGAAACCCGTCAAGGTGGGCAATCTCCCCGCCTTCGCTAATTAAGGAGGTGATCCATGCCCGGTCCTAACGAAGATGTTCTTCTGGCCTTCAAGCTCTATAACTTAGCGGCTCAGACACTGCTCCGGATTGTCGAGTCTGCCGGGACCACGATCGAGGAAGTCCGCGCCGCCGTTGACGTGGAGGAAGCGGCCTTCTTTGACGCCAATAACGCTCGCATCGCGGCTTTAACTGCCCCCGATGCCCCGACAAACGGCTGATGCCGTTACAAGTGGCCTGCTCGATCACCGGCAAAGACGAACAATCGGCTTTCCCGGGGGCGTCGGTCGAGCAGGTCGCCCCGTTTAATTAAAGGTGCCTCAAGGATTTAATGACACAGATGAGAATTATGCGTGTCCGTGAAATCGTGCTTGCAGGCGCCTTCTGCTTTTCATTGTGGGGAGCTTACCCGACGCTCGCTCAACCGACCGCCCGGGAATGGGATCGGATGGAGCGCAAGGTGGACGGAATCGATGTCGCAATGAACGGCGCGGCCATCAATCTGGAGCGCCGGCTCTCCCTGATCGAATCATCGCAACGTGAGATCAACGGCAAGATCGAAAACCTGACCAAGCTCGGCATGGGGATCATGGCCTCCGTGACCGGCCTGATCGTGCAATCGCTTTGGGGCCTGATCGTGGGCCGGAAGAAAGAGGCAGATGGCAAAAGCTAAGAAACAATCGACGACGCCCGATTGGTGGAAAAACCGCATCGTCAAGTACGGCGAGCAAGCGGCCAATCAATTTCTCGCACACGAACTCAACGCCCGCCGACATCCCGGCAAGCAGCGTGACGCTCTGCGCGGCTCGCTCAACGCCGTGGGCTGGGTTGCGCCCGTCATCGTCAGCGCGAAGACCGGCAAAATCCTGGACGGTCACGCACGAGTTGAGGAAGCATTATCGCAGGGTGAGGAATCGCCCGTCCCGTTTGTCGAGGTGGATGTCAGCGAGAACGAGGAACGCACCATCCTCGCCACGTTCGACCCGATAACCGGACTGGCAACATATGAGCGCGAAGCCCTTGACGCCCTGCTGCGTGAGGTGGACACGGGCGAGGCCGCGCTGCAAGAGATGTTGAGCGAGCTGGCGGCGAGGGAAGGGCTGTATCTGGATGAGGCGGGCGCGATGGGCGACCCGTCCGACGCTGAACCGCAGATTGACCGCGCCGCAGAGTTGAACAAGAAGTGGAAGGTGAAGCCCGGCGACCTGTGGCTGATTGGCTCGCATCGCCTGCTCTGTGGCGACAGCACGAACGCAGAGGACGTGGCGCGGGTGATGGGCGGTGAAAAGGCGAAGCTCATGAATACAGACCCGCCTTACGGAGATTCTTGGGTGCAGAAAGCCAGAGATATGCAAAAGCATGGCTATGGACATAGCCATGCAGTCCTGCATGGCGAAATAGAATCAGACGACAAGACCGGCGATGAATTGAAGGCATTTTTAGACGCTTTTCTCGCTGCGGCCAAACAGGCGGGGGACGCACCGTTTCCAGCATACGTTTGGCACCGTGCCAAACGTATGCTGTTTGAGCAGGCATTGATGGATGCTGGCTATCATGTTCATCAGCCTGTTATATGGGTAAAACCGGGATTTGTGATTGGGCGGTTACATTACCATCCGAGATGTGAATGGGCCTTGCATGGATGGCTTAAAGGCAACGGCATTTGTCCGTTTTATGGCGAGCGCAATCAGTCAGACGTGTGGGACGTAAGCAGGGAGAACGATAAAATCCACCCCACGCAAAAGCCGTTAAAACTATTTGAAACGCCAATATTAAATCATACAAAGGCAGGCGAGGTAGTTTATGAACCATTTGCTGGTTCAGGTTCTCAACTCGTTGCCGCGCAGAACCTGAACCGCCGCTGCTACGGCATCGAGATATCGCCCGACTACTGCGCGGTGATTCTGGAGCGCATGTCGCAGGCGTTCCCCGATTTGGAGATTAAGCGGGATGCCTAAGCCGAAGCCACAACCGAAGCGACCCGCAAAGGCGGCGACGAAAGCGACACATAAAAAAGGGGTTAGCTGGCAAGACCGCTTTCTGGAAATCTTCGCAATGTCGCTCAACGTGGCACTTGCAGCACAGGGCGCGGGCATCAACAGGGCGACGGCGTACAAAGAGCGCGATAAAAGCCCTGAGTTCGCAAAGGCATGGGACGACGCAAAGGCGGCAGCGATTGAGAGACTGGAGGCTGCAGCGTTCAACCGGGCGCAGAATATGTCAGACGTTCTGCTGATCTTCCTTCTCAAGTCCCACAAGCCGGAAACCTATCGGGAATCCTTCGATCAGCGTCACAGCGGACAAGTGGAGGTGATTGTCAGGCGTGAGCAGCGCACAGGCACAACAAAAACCGATTGAGATCACGCTTGCCGAACTCCATCCGGGACAGCAACGGATCGTTGATGAGGCGGTGAGATTCAACGTTCTGGCCTGCGGGCGTCGGTTCGGGAAGACTACGCTCGGAATTGACCTGCTTATCGACAAGTCGCTGGACGGACTGCCAACCGGCTGGTTTTCTCCTACTTACAAGATGCTCTCGGAAGTATGGCGGGAGCTGAAAGAGATCACCCGACCGCTTCAAACCAAAGTGCAGGCTCAAGAGCATCGGATCGAGCTTCTGACCGGAGGCTCAATTGATTGCTGGTCCCTGGATGTGGCCGACTCCGCTCGGGGCCGGAAATATGCCCGCGTCGTGTTGGATGAGGCTGCAATGGTCGCGGGGCTGGATAATGCGTGGCAGGCGGTTATCCGGCCAACTCTGACCGATTACAAAGGCGATGCCTTCCTTCTCTCAACGCCAAAGGGGATCAACTTCTTCCACGAATGCTATCAGCGCGGGCTCGATCCGCTTCAGCCTGAATGGCAGTGCTGGCACATGCCGACCGTGGCGAACCCGCTCATTGATCCGGGAGAGGTCGAATCCGCCCGTCAGGAACTCCCGGAGCAGATCTTCAGGCAGGAATATCTGGCCGAGTTTATGCAGAACGAGGGCGCCGTCTTCCGCAATATCGAGGCATGCCTGACCGCTCAAGCATCGACACCTGATGCACACCGCGGTCATCGGATCGTGGCCGGCGTGGATTGGGGCCAGAAAAACGACTTCACTGCGATTAGCGTCTTCTGTGCTTCCTGTCGGTCTGAGGTTGAACTTGACAGATTTAACCGGATTGAGTGGGCATTTCAGCGGGCTCGGCTTCGTGCAATTTATGACCGCTGGTTGCTCTCGGATGGTCTGGTCGAAACGAACTCCATCGGCGGGCCGAACCTTGAAGCCCTGATCATGGAAGGGATGCGCGTCCGGGGATTTGAGACCACATCGGCCAGCAAATCCCCGCTGATTCAATCACTTGCGCTCTGCTTTGAGCGTGGAGAGGGACGCTGGTTGCCAGATCCGACCGCCAAGACGGAACTGCTGGCCTATGAATCGAAGATCAACGCCATCACTGGCCGGATTTCATACTCAGCGCCGGAAGGCGGTCATGATGACACTGTTGTCGCCCGCGCTCTGGCGTGGGAGTGCGTACAGAAGGGGAGTCTCGGCAATGCGTACTAAACCAACCAAGCCCACACCTTATGAGCCCCGCTTCGCCAAGTTCTGCTCCAGCTTTGAGCCGTTCAACCTGTATTCACAATTCGGGGAGGACGCCATCATCAAGGCGCTCTTTGACCGGATCGGCGCTTCTAATAAATGGGCGCTGGAGGTCGGGGCCCACGATGGCATCTTCATGTCCAACACGCGCCGGCTGATTGAGACCGAAGGATGGGGCGCGGTCCTGATCGAAATGGATGATGAGCAGTATCAACACTTGGCGGCTGAATATCGGGATAATGACCGCGTATTCACCGTCCACCGAAAGATTGACGGTGACAATACGATTGACTCGATCATCGACATCCTGGGCGTGCATCCGGCAATGGATCTGATGGTCATTGACATCGATGGGCAAGACTATTGGGCGCTCTATGACCTGAAAGCCACGCCCCGCGTTCTGATGGTCGAATTTAGCCCGAATGACAAGGATGCTCACTTCTTCCCCGAACGTGACGGAGAAGGGCAGGCAGGCGAGCAGGCGATCAGGGATCTGCTCGAATTGAAAAATTACATTCCCATTTGCTCGACGCTGGTCAACTGCATCGCCGTCCGGTGGGATCTGGCCGAGAAAATAGATGGCGCAAACTGGAATATTTAACAGGATTAAAGCCGCTGCACGTGGATTCGTTTATCCGAATTCAATGACGTGGAGCGGGCGCGGCTCATGGCTCTCGGTTGCTCCCCGGTCGTTCCCGTATTGGAATACTGACCCGCTGGAGAATTCCGCCGTCGTCAACGGGCTGGCGTGGATTACTCGCAACTTCGGGCAAGCCGAATTCCAAGTCTACAAGCAGACGAGGGACGGCGAAGAGGAAGAGATCGTCAATCATCCTCTCCAACGCCTGATCGAACGCCCGAATCCGTTTTATGGCGGTCAAACCCTGTGGGCCGGAACGCTGCTCAGTTATCACCTTGACGGGAACGCTTATTGGTTGAAGGTCCGCAATGCTCGCGGATTCGGGACGCCGACCGAACTTTGGTATGAGCCGCACTGGAACATCAAACCGCACTGGCCGGAGGATGGATCGGCCTATATTGACTATTACGAACGCAGGGTAAACGGCGTCACCTACCAGATCCCGCCCGAGAATGTCGTCCACTTCCGCAACGGGCTCAATCCGTCCAATACCCGGATGGGACTGGCGCCGCTCAAGTCTGCCTTGCTTCAAGTCTTCGCGGATCAGGAGGTCGGGCTCTGGGTTGCCGCTCTGTGTCGGAATATGGCAATCCCCGGCGTGATGGTCAATCCAACCGAGGCGATCGGGATGACTCCCGAGAAGGCGGAGCAGATTAAGCAGGTCTGGAAGCGGAAATTCGGCGGTGACAACCGGGGCGAGCCGCTGATCCTGGACTTTCCGGCCAGCGTGGAAGTCCTCGGCTTCGATCCGAAACAGATGGATTTTACAGCCATTCATCACATTGCTGAAAGCCGGATCTCCGGGGCGCTCGGTGTCCCGCCTCAACTGCTTTTCCTCGATGTCGCCAATGACTCCAGCAGTTACAACAATTTAACGACCTTTGAGCGGATCGGATGGGAGCAGGCGCTTATTCCCGCTTACGAAAACCTCGAAGACACGATCGACGCCAATCTGCTCCCCGACTTCGAGGCTGACCCGCTCGCCCGCGGGATCTTCACGGAATTCGACACTCATGATGTCCGGGCGCTCAAAGAGGATCAGAACCTCAAAGAGCAGCGGGCGCGTGAGGCGTGGACTGCCGGCCTGATGACGATGAACGAGGCGCGGGGCGTCCTCGGGCTCGATCCTGATCCGGCTGGCGACTTCTTCTTCCTGCCGTCCAATGGCCGGCCAGTATTGGCCTCGACGGCAATGGACCGCGCCGCGCAGGAAATCTCAGATCCGACCCCGGCTCCTCCTTCTGCCATTGGCTCAGGGCAGGATAACGCACAGGATTCAACGCCGAAGCGACTCCTGCCCACTTTTTTTTTGAGCAAAGCGGTGGAATGGGAGGGGATGACTTTGAGGCGTGAGCCAAGCGATCTCGAGAAGTTGATCGATATCAAGGCCATTGCCGAGACGATGGCAAAGGGTGAGCGGGATGTCTCCACCTACCTGCTCGGGCTGCGCGATCGCTGGATCTCTGAACTGGCGGACGAATTGGACGATCTCGATCCGGCTGAGTTTCCGGCAGTGACCGCCAAGCCAACGGAGCGGGATCGCTCGCTATTGACCGATCTTTTAAGGGGATTGTTTGTGGCCGGGGCCGTTCTGGTCGTGGGTGAGGTGCTGCGCCAAGGGGAAAGCGGCAGCGACGACCGGCAAGCAGCCGATGACTCTGAGGGGATGTCACGGCTCGCCTCGGCCACGCTCTCCCGGGTTGCCAACGATGTGGCGGCTCGGGCCATTGCTTCCGCCGTCCAGGCTGTGACGCTCGGCGTTGCCATCGCTGACCGGATCAGGACGGATTTCTCTGAAGGATCAACGGCTTATATCGACCGGGCGGCGGCTGGTGCCAGTAACGCGGCCATCGCTCGGGGCCGGGATGCGGAGATCGAGGCAAGGGGGATTGAGCTCATCGTCTATTCCGCTGTGCTGGATTCCGGGACTTGTGAGCCCTGCGGGGAGGTGGACGGCGTGACCGGCAAGATTGACGAGATCCCGGCTGTGCCGAATCCGGCCTGCCTCGGCGGGTCAAATTGCCGCTGCGTCCACATTCCGATAA